AACAGATGATATGTCACAAGGTTTCGGTAGAAGAAGTTTTTGTGCATATTCAATGAAGCCTGATAAAGAAAAGCTTACAGCCGCAGAGATGGTTGCTAAGAGCAGAACCAAAGCAGATGATAATACAGACAAGATGAAGGAGATGAATAGCTACTTTGGTAAGTTAGCAAACCCTAAGAATATGTATAAAGAAATTATGATGACTGAGGAAGCTGAGATTAGATTAGCTGAGTATCAAATCAAGTGTGATGAAGTTGCAGAAGCTACAGCAAACATATCAGACCCAGAGAGACTTGAGTTAATCAACAGACCTTGGAAAGCTGCTAGATTAGCTGGAGTATATGCTTTTGTGTCTAATGAAGATGATATAGGTATTGACTATATAGAACAAGCTATCTATGTTGCAGAGATTTCAGGACTAGGTTTTCAGAAAGTATTTAATCAACCACCTACTTACGAGAGAGCATTTAACTTTATTAAAGGACGAAGTAAAACTTCTGATGTTGATTTAGCTAAACAACCATGGTTTAAAGGAAACCAAACACAGAAGAGAGAGTTACTATCATTAGCTAGAGCATTTGGCTACGAGAATGATTGTTTGTTTAGAGTTAAAGAAGTTGAAGGTGTTGAGTTCTATTCGTTTGCGGAGGTTCCAAAGACTGATGTAGATAATATTACTGTAAGCATATCTAAACATCAAGCTAAAGGCTTTAAACCAAAGAAGGTACCATTTGAATTGCTACACGAAGCTGTATGTAATCCTGAGTTAATGTATTCAGCTGGTACATTTGAAGGTGGACATAGAACAAAAGGTAACTACAAGCAGAAACAAAATCTTATTATTATTGATATAGATGATGGAATGAAGCTAGAAACCGCTAAGATGATGTTCGCAAATTATAAGTGTCTGATAGCTACAACCAAATCTCATCAAAAAGATAAGAATGGTTTAACTTGTGACAGATTTAGAATTGTATTCATAACAGATAGAACCATTAAGTTAGAGTCAGAAATGTACTCAAGATTTATGGCTAATGTTTATGACAGTCTTGGAGTTCCAGCAGATGAAAGCTGTAAAGACTCAAGCAGAATGTACTACGGTGCTAAAGGAGAGTATTGGTACTCAGATGGAGAGAAGCTATTTGAAATCAGTGACTTAATTCCTGAAACTACAAAGGAGAAAGAAAGAAAGACAATGTTAACTAGCAGTGGTGTTGGTTCAACAACTGGATTAGAAAGAGTATTGTTAGAAGATGCTATGAAAGGTAATCGAAACCATACAATACTGAAATATGGAATGTTCCTGATAACTAATGGTTACTCTATCGGAGACTCAAGACGAAAAGTTTTAGAGTTCAATGATAAATTACCTGAGAGTTTAACTGAGAAAGAAATCAGAGGAACTATATTTAAAACAATGGAGAAGAAAAATGACTCAACAAGAAGCTAAAGATTTAATCAGCAATCAAAAAGAACAACTAGAAGAGATGAATGAGTTACTTAGAGATAAGAACTTAGAGCTAATAGAAAGACCTACTAGAACTATGATAGAAGTAGTTGAAGTAATTATCACTAACTCAGAGATGGGTGGAGAGAACTTAGGTGGATTATTTGAAGCCTTAGCAATCTGTCAAGGAGAGTTTAGTTCTGTAAAGAAAGGTTCTAGTGCTCATGGATACAACTATGCAGATATTGAAGCAGTATTAAAAGCTGTTACTCCAATCACTTCAAAGAATGGTATTAGTATCGTTCAGATGAATGTATCTAAGATGCAAGGTAAAACTCCTCTTGTTGGTGTTAAGACTATCCTTGGTCATAAAGATGGTGGTTGGATGAGTTCAGAGGTGTATATTCCAGTAGCCAAAACTAAGATGAATACCTTAGTACAGATGGCTGGAGTTACGATTACTTATCTTAGAAGATATGGAATACAATCAGCACTTGGTTTAAGTACAACTGATAACGATGGTAAAGACGACTAGAAAATAGTTTAACAACACAAGATGTCGCTTGAAAGGAACAAATAAAAAGAGAATATTATGGCTGAAAAAATGAATGAAACAAATGGTAAAGTAGAAGAAACTGAAACAACAATGTCAAGTGCTTGGTTAGATGATGAAGATGATATAGTTGAAGAAGATGAAACAGTATTTGGTGGTAGTGAGTCAAACTTCATAGAAGGTTATGGAGTACATACAGTAAAGATTACTATGGCTAAGAGAATTACTTTTCCATCATCTAAAGTAGAGTTTATTGAGATAGACTTCATGGATAAAGAAAGTAAGACTCACAGAGAGAAGTTTATGGTTCGTGGTAGAGACGGTAAATCATTCTTTATGAAAGGTAAAGTAAAGACTCAACACTTTGGTGTAAACAAGATTAAGTCTCTATTGAAAGTTGCTAATGTATTCCCTGATGTTGAACCTAAGAAGTTAATGGCTTCATTATATGGGAACACTGAAGAAGCTGAAGTTACTTGGACTGAGTATGGTAACGAAAAGACTGAAGAGTTCTTAGTATTCTTATCTCTTATTGATGTGAAGGTTAAAGTTTGTCTTACTTCTAAGAAAGAAAACACTCAGAAAGCTCAAGAACAAGATGACAAGAAAGATAAGAAGTATGTAGAAGCTTGTATGAAGGCTACCAAGGCATATGTTAAGGCTAATCCGAAGAAGAAGTCACTGAAGAAGTTTGATGACGATGAAGCGGCTTATGTGAATGTATATAGATGGTTTGTTGTTTCTAGTGTTACTCATTTTTGTTCTCTTAATGGTTTGTTTGCTTCAGAAATTGAAAGTGGAGAAGGTAAGCTAATGGATAAGTTTATCGCTGGTAACGATGAAGGAATTATCTTTGATGGTAGAACACTTATTCCTGAAGACCTAGATGAAGCCAAGTTAGCAAGACTTGGTATTAATGAGTATGGTAAGCAAGTTGAACCTGAAGACTCAGATGATGATGAAGCATTTGAAGAACCTGAAGCTGATGAAGATGACAGCGAAGATGAAGAATGGTAAGCCAGTAGTATTTCTCTATAATGGAGTGATACCTAAAAGTGGTAAAGCTATAATTGAGTTCGGTGGTATTAAATTATGCCATCGCTCAATAAGAGCAGACAAATCAGACCTATTGGTTCATGTAGATACAAAGATTATTGTTAGGTCTTATCCTATTAAAACAGATAGAGGTATTGTGCTTGATGATATAGCCAACAACATAGATAAACTAAAGCACTTCATAGAAGCTCCTGAAGCTTATTTATTGGAAGAACGAGTAAAGTTATCAAAGAAAGAAGAAGATGTCTCTAACACCCCTAGCAATGCTGATAAGAAGCCATCATATTCAAGAGCTGGAAACTATGCTCACTTAAATGATGATAACCCTAGTTGTGTTACTGGATGTGGTAGAAAAGAGAAGAAAAGATTTAATGTTGGAGAAGCTAAATGGTAAATTGGGTATGTAATGGCAAAGAAATGTTATCTCACGATGACTTTACAGATGATGTAGTTGGTTTTATATATTTGATAACTTACACTAACGGACAACAATACATAGGTAAGAAACTTATTAGAAGTATAGTGAAACTGAAACCAACGAAAGAACAGTTGGCTATTAGAAAGAACTACTCAAGAAAGGAGATGAGAAATAAACCATTCGTTAATTATGTTGGTTCTCACAAGACTGATAAGTACATGGAAATACAAAGTAGAGAAATGATTGAGATATGTTCAGACAAGATTAACCTTACATATTGTGAGATTAAATGGATGATGAAATATGATGTTTTAAATAATGACAAATATCTTAATGGGAATATTGCTGGAAAGTTTTTCCAAGGCAAAATAAAGAGAGGTATATAATGCTAACACTAGAGATTTATGAAGAGTTAACAATTCAATGGTCAGAAGATAGAGGTATCATACAGAACTCTACTGATGTGTCACAAACATTAAAGCTAATGAGTGAAGCTGGAGAGCTTTGTGATAACATAAACAAGGGTAGAGATGTAAAAGATGATATAGGAGACTGTTTAGTATGTCTTACTAACATAGCTGCTATAAGAGGACTTACATTAGCTGAATGTTGGGATGTAGCATATGATGACATTAAAGATAGAAAAGGTCACATGAATAGCAATGGTGTATTTATTAAAGAAGGAGATGTAGGATGAGTTTAGGAGATGATTTTAAACAGAGATGTCATAAGCAGATGCAGAAAGAAGTAAGTTACAATGCTAAGAAGAAGAAAGAGTATAAAGCTGCAAAGAAAAAAGAACAAGAGTTAACTAATGAACACTCTTGATAAATGCTTAGATGCAATAGAAGCTAGACAGCTAGAGAATATGGTTCATCCTCTTCTTAATCCAGACTCTAAACACTACAGTATGGTTGATGGAATTGAAGCCATTAGCAGAATGGAAGATATGTATTCTAAACATGAGTTGCAGATATGGGCTAAGATAACTGCTATGAAGTATAGACTTAGAATTGGGAACAAAGATGATGCTCACAAGGAAGTGAATAAGATAAAGACATATGAGGCTTACTATGAATACTTAGAAGCTCAATTAAAAGGAAATATACAATGGGAAAAATAGTAATTAAATTTAACAAGAAAAACAAAGCAGAGTTCGATATTGAAACAGATAATGATTCACAAGCTTTTACAGCACTATTAGGATTAGAAGCCTTTATAGCTGCTAAGAGTGACTTGCCAGTGTCAGAGATAAGAAGTATTATGGATGAGATGAAGCAAGACTTAGAAGTAAAGGATAAATAATATGCTTCCTATAGAAACAAAGAACCCTATGTTCGGATTGTATTTATATCCTACTGCTAAAGAAATCATGGAGAGACAACAAGACATAGGTTGGTTTGCTCAAGAGATTAAAGTAGAGAAAGATATACAAGATTATAAAGTGAACATGGATACTCAGTCATATGAGCTAGTCCTTGTTACACTACAGTTGTTTGTAGAGATAGAACAGAATGTAGGAGACATTTGGACTAAGATAGAGAGTTGGTTTCCTCACTCAGAGATAGAAGGTGCTTGTAGTGTTATAGCTTCAATGGAAAAGTCAGTTCATGCTTTCTTTTATCAGAAGATGTCAGATGTATTGAATGTTAATCCTGAAGACACACTCAATGCTCAGAGTACAGTTGTAGCACTTAGAGATAAGTTAGAGTTTCTTAACAATATTCTAAATAATGCTTCAAACAACAAACCATTAACACTAGCAACAGTAGCTATGATTGAACAAGTCCTTCTGTTTAGCAACTTTGCTATGCTTAAATCGTTTCAAGCCAATGGTAACAACTTAATACCTAATACTATTTCTGGTGTTGATTATGTGGTTAATGATGAAGTTCTTCATGGAGAGTTTGCTTCTTATCTATTTAATACTTATGTTGATGAGCAAGGAAGTCATGCTAGTCCACAGCTAAGAAGCGATATTCATATGGTTGCACATCAAATTATACAACATGAAGATGCAGTAATAGACCATTTGTTTTTAACTAAAGACAGATATATAAACGGTGTTAACAGTAACCAGCTGAAGAGTTTCATTAGACATAGAGTTAATTATGTTTTCAACTCAATCGGTATGGAAGACAAGTATCAAGTTGAAGATGAGACAATCGCTAAGTGGTTTTATAAAGGTGCTAATGCTATTAAGATGCATGACTTCTTCGTTAAGGGAACCAACTCATATAGCAGAACATGGAGTGAAGACTCTTTTACAAGATTAGGGGTAGCAAAATGATAGACACAAAGTATGAAGAATATAGTAATGAGAGAAAAAGATTACAGTCAATAGGAGAAGCTCCTGAATGGTTGTCAACAGCTGGTTATCAACTGTTAATGGATAAGAACTATCTGAAACAATGGGAAACTCCTAGAGGTTCTTATGAAAGATTAGCAACTAGAGCTGCTGAGTTGACATCTAAGAATGTAGACCCTAATGAGTTTGGCTATGAGACTTGGTACGAAGCCTTCTATGCTGTACTGTGGAATGGTTGGCTAAGTCCTTCTACTCCAGTGCTAACTAATTTAGGAACAGATAAAGGTCATCCAGTATCTTGTAGTGGTTCTTATCCTGAAGATTCTATCAGAGGTTTCTATGAAACAAGAATGGAACTAGCTCAACTTACTCAGAGAGGTTATGGCACTTCAGTTGTACTAGACCATATCAGACATAGAGGTGCTCCAATATCTAAAGGTGGTAAAGCTTCTGGAGTTACTCAACTACTTAAAGGTGTAGTTAGAGATATGCAAGAAGTATCTCAAGGTAGTTCTCGAAGAGGTTCTTGTGGTCAGTACTTAGATGTTATGCACCCTGACTTCGATGAAGTATGTGAACAGCTCTTAGCTGACGATGAAGGGCTAAACATTGGTTGGACTATGACTGATGCCTACAAAGAGTTATTTAGCTCTAACCCTGAGAGAGCAGATAACATTTGGAGAAAGACACTCAAGACCAAGATGGTTAAAGGTAAAGGTTACTTCTGGTTTAAAGATAAAGTTAATCGTCATAGACCACAGATGTATCAAGACAAAGGTTTGCTTGTTCACAATAGTAACTTATGTGCAGAGATTAATCTATTCAATGATAAAGACCATACATTCACTTGTGTTCTATCTAGTGTTAATGTTTCTAAGTATGATGAATGGAAAGATACTAAGCTACTACAAATATCAGCAATCTTTTTAGATGCAGTTATATCTGATATGTTAGAGAAGGCTAAGACTGAAGTAGGTTTTGAGAAGGTAATTGCTTTTACTGAGAA